ATATACTGCTCCTTTTAAAGTAAATGGTAGAGTTCCTGATGATCTTTATATTATTGCACATGATCCATACGCTTTTGATAGTAGTACAGATAGTGAGTCTATTGGTGCTGCTTATGTTTATATGCAACCTAATAAATTAATACCACCTGGAGATAGAATTGTTGCTACTTATTTTGGTAGACCAAAAACAACAGATGATTACAATAAAGTATTATTTGACTTAGCTAGATATTATAATGCTAAAATAGGATTTGAAAATGATCGTGGTGATGTTATTGGATACGCAAAGAGGTTTAAACTATTGGATTGGCTATCTGATGAATTTGAGTTAGCTTTCGATGCTGACATTCCAAGAAGCAAAGTGAGACGTCAGTTTGGTATGCATATTGGTAGTGGTAAAGAAAACCTACGTATGCATAAAGGTAATAAATATCTCAATGACTGGTTAATTACTCCAAGAGGTGCTGATGAAAACGGTAATTCAATTTTAAACATTCATACCATAAGATGTCCATCTACTTTACAAGAAATACATCAATATCGTGTAGAGGGTGGTAACTTTGACCGAATTTCTGCACTCCGTATTTTGGCCTATTATCAGAAAGAACTGGCTTATAAAGATATAAGTCCTAGTTCTCATAATTCACAAGAACCTTCTAACTTCTTTAATAGACGGCATTTTAGATAATTATGATTAGAGTTCATAGTAGACCAAAACAACGTGTACCTAAATCAGAAAAAACAGCTGATTGGTATGAAGAAAATGGTAAGTATTATCGTGATGCTTGTCAACCTGCAATAGATGAAGCAGAAGCATTAAAGAATTACAGATTAGCTAATGGAGAATTAGACGAAAAGGATTATTTATATGTAACTAATCCTATTAACTCTAAACGCTGGGAATTACAAGGCTATCCAGCTAAAATGCGTAATTATGATATTATAAGTCCTAATGTCAACACATTAATGGGTGAAAAATCTAAACGTAGATTTACACCTATTGTTTATGCTAGAAATCATAATTACACTAGCGATCAAGCAAGATATTATAAACAACTAATGACTGAACATCTTCAACAGATGTTTGTAAATAATTCTGTTGCAATGGGTGTTCCATTGGAAGAAGAAGAAATTGTATATAAATTTGATGAAATTGCTAGAAAAGTAAAGAACCTTCCTGATGAAGTAACTAAACAAGGTCAAGCAGCGTTAGAGTTTATAATGGACTATAATGATTTGTTTAGACATTTTAGAAAAGGATTTTATGATTTTATTGTAAATGCAATGACCTATTATTATAATGACGTTATTAATAATAGGACACATTTTGAAATTGTAAGTCCAGTTAATATTAATTATTTATGCAGTCCTCATCATGACTTTATTGAAGACGGTGAATCAGTTAAATGTACTCATAAATTAAGTGTAAGCGAAATTTATGATCGCTTTCAAGGAGTAGAAGGTTTTAATAAACAAGAACTACAAGATTTTCTAGAACGTCAATCTGGAGGACAAAACGTTGGAAGAAGTGATAGTTATTATTATGCTTCTAGTGATGTCTTTGCACAACAGTCTCAATTATACAGAAATGTATTTGGTACTCTTCCGGAAGAACAATATAGTGATGGTATAGAAGTAGATCATATCTTATGGCGTAGTTCTATTAAAGTAGGTAAAATTACAACTACTGATATTTTTGGTAATGTTGATTATATTTACGTAGATGAAACATTTAAAGATAGAGGAGAGTTTGAAATCGAGTGGCGTTGGGTAGATGAAATTTGTGAAGTATATTGTATTGGAGATAATTATTATATAGGAGGACGTCCTATTCCAATTCAACGCGGAGAATATAATAATCCTGGTAAAGCTAAGTTATTATACAATGGACGTAATTTCTTTTCACGTCACACACGTCCTAGATCAATAGTAACTAAAGGAGATGCGTTTCAAAAATCTGTTAATATTGTAAAATATCGTGCAGAAGAAAGTTTGTTAAAGTCTCTTGATAAGATTATTCTTTTTCCTCTTGGTTTAATTCCTAAAAAAGAAGGATGGGATGAAGATAAGTTAATGTATTATGTAAGAGCATTTAGTTTCTTGTTTTTTGATGATACAAGATCAAACGCTTCTGCAATGGTTCAAGCTTTAAAGGAACTCGACCTTAGTATGAGTGAGCATATTACTCGTTCTTTTGAGCTAGTTGCAGCAATTAAAGCAGAGTACGATGAGTTATGTGGTATTAATCGTCAACGTAAGGGAAACTTTATGGCTAGTGACGGAAAAGCCACAAGTCAATTTGCTCTACAAACAGGTTATGTAGTTAGTGAAGAACTGTTCTTACAATTTGAAGAACTGGAACAGAGAGCATATACCGGATTAATTGAACTATCTAAATTTGCTTTTAGTGATGGTATTTATGCACAGTATATGCGTCCAGATGGCGCTAAAGCAATTTTAGATTTACTTAATCCTTCTACTTACGTAAATACAGATTTTGGAGTATTTGTACGTAACGGAGGAGAAGAATTAGAGAAACTTAATTTAATGAAAGAACAAATACATCCACTAGTACAGAATGGTGGTGATGCTAAATCTATTGCTAAATTAATTGACAGTAATAATTTTGCAGCTATTCATGAAATAATGGATGAGATGGATGTAAAGTTAGAACAACGTCAAGCAAGACAAGATCAGTTACAGAAGTATATGACTGATATGGAAGCTAAGACAAAACAAGATCAATTAGATTTTCAATATTATGATGCAGATTTAAAGGCACTTACAGATACTCAAGTTGCTCTTATTCAACAAGGAATGAAAATCGCGGAGAATCTTTCTTCTTTAGAAGCTGATCCAAATGCTGATAAAGAAAAAATTGATATGACAAAAATAGAGTTAGAAAAAAATGCGATTGAAATGATGAAGAACGCAACTAAGTTAAGAGAAATTGCTTCAAAAGAACGTATGAATAAACTAGATAATGAAACAAAACTAAAGAATAAAACATCAGGGGAATAAGATATAGTGATATAGCATTTTCTCCATGATTGAAAAGTCTATTATATATAGACTTTTCGGATTTTAAATAATAAAATATAACCACTAATTTTAACACAAATGGCAGAAGGAATAGGAGATTTAGCAGCACTAGTAGCAAAAATGCCTGGTGCTGGAAATGCAGAACCAGTTAAGTCTAATGATGGTAATCTATCAGAAGCAGAAAAACTGGCTCTTGCAGAAAAAGAAATTGCAGACCGTAAGGCTAAAGAAGCAACGGCTGCGGCTGCTCCTTCAAAAGGTAGTGAAGGTCAAAATGAACCTGCAGAACCTACAGAAGAAGAAGTACAAGCTAAGTTAGATGAACTTAGTAAAAAAGAAGAAAAAGATATTACAGATGAAGAAAAGGAGTTTCTTCAAAAATATACTTCACCTGAATTAGATGAAATTACTAGTTTAAAAGCCGAATATGAACAAAATTATGGTATTAAACTAGAAGAGAAGTATGATAATAGTCCTGAAGGTTTAAAGAAGTTAACAAATGATTTAGTACCTAAGCTTGCAGAAATGATGTTTATGGAATCACTAAAAACGGTTCCTTATATGGAAGATTTCTATAAGCACATCGCTTCTCAAAAGAGTATTGAATCATTTTTAGCTAAGAACACAAAACCTGTATTTGAAACTATTGCATTAGAAGAAGTTGTTGAAACTGATACTGATGAAATAAAAGATAAGAAAAATGCAGCGTATAAATCTTTGATTGAACTTAATTTCAAGAATAAAGGAATTTCAGAAGCAGATACCGCAATATTTGTAGATTTATATAAAGCTAAAGGAGAATTATATAATAAAGCTAAAGAAGCAAAAACAGAACTAACTGCAAAACATAAGGAAGCTATTGATGCTCAATTAAAAGCAGAAGAAGCAAGAATTACAGCAGAACAAGAAGAAGTTGCTAAAATTGTTAATGAAGCTAAGTCTATCGTTAAAAAGAATGACTTTGGTGGATTAAGTATTCCTGCAACAGATATTCCAGCTTTTGAAAAAGCTTTATTTGAAACAGATCAAAAAGGATATAGTTTAGTAGAGTATAAACGTAATAAATTATCTTTAGCACAACGTTTATTTTTAGATTATATCGTTTTTAAAGACTTTAAAAATATTAGTAGCGCAACAAAGGCTCCTATAAAAACCTGGAGTTGGGCTAATAAAGAAAATAATAACAGAGGTGGTTCTAAAGTTTCAGGAACAAGTGGAGGGTCAAGAAACTCACAACCAGACTTTGATGTTAGTAAATTTGATTTCAGTAAATTAGTAACTAAATAAAAATAAACAATGGCAGCTTATAATCCTATTTTAGAGCTTTATCCTGCACAGTTTAACGATAAGGAATTTAGTTCAACAAATCACTTGAGCAAAGCATTGCTTACTCAAAGTGAGTGGTTGGCTCCTTTTGTTACTCATGCTTATGGTACAAGCGCAAACTATGGAAGTCGTAACTTTCCTTTATCTTTCGTAACTGAAGGTATGGGTAATGTTAATAAAATTTCCTCAACTGACTTATCTTATAAGATCGGTGTAATTGGTCGTCCTAAGAAAACTTCAACTGTAGCTATAGCAACTTATTCTGCTACTGATCGTCCTGGTCGTGGACATACTAAATTTAAAATAATTTTTGCAGATCGTTGGTTCCACAAATCATTGTCTGTATTCTCTCCTTCACGTTTAGAGTGTCGTATTCAAAGCGATCCTCGTCAAGTCAGTGGTGGATGGGAATATGAATTGGTTTTAATGAACCCTTCTGCTGATGCTTTTATTCCTGTCGCTGATTTACAGCCGGGTAAAGTGTGGGCACGTACTGTAGCTAAAGTTGGTAAAGAGCGTTCTCGTGGTGTAGAATCTCGTAGCCATACTCCGTTTGTAACTACTAACCAAATTGCTCTTACTCGTGATACTTACAAGTTAGCTGGTAATGTAAAAAATAAAGTAATGGTGTTAGAGATTAAGGCAGATGGTAAGCGATTTAAGTTCTGGACTCAATGGGAAATGTACTTACGTCAATTAGAGTTTAAAGAAAAATGTGAATCTGATCTGTGGTATTCTGAATATAACAAAGACACTAATGGTGTTACTCACGTTATTGACGAAGATTCAGGAGAAGTAGTTCCTTCAGGTGCAGGTATGCTTCAGCAAATTCCTAATCAAGACAGCTACTCTTTCTTAACTACTGGTAAGATTCAAAATCTTATTCGTGATATTTTCTTTAATGCTTCTGATTCAGATGTAGTAGATGTAGATATTTACTCTGGAACAGGTGGTATGGAAGAAGCAGATAGTGCTATGAAACTTGCTTCTGCTGCATTTACTTTAGTAGATACTAAGCAAGTGACAGGCGAAGGTAATTCAATGATGTTTGGCGCTTATTTTAATCAATATCGTCATATTGATGGACATAAGGTAACATTTAAAAAGCTCCCTTTAATGGATCGTGGTGTAATGGCAGATGTTTCTGACCCGCATCCGATTACAGGTCTTCCTTTGGAATCATATAATATGTATTGCATTGATAATTCAACTTATGAAGGTCAGCGTAATATTCAGTATGTATCTGAAGCTGGACGTGAAGAAGTAAATCGTGTTGTACCTGGTATGGCAGCACCGCCAGATGGTTATAATGAAACTTTGTTTGCTTCATCTGATATTGATGCTACTAGCGTTGAATGGATGAAAACACAAGGTGTTCAAGTTATGAAGCCGACTAACTGCTTTAAATTATTTAACGGAATTAGTTAATTTTTTAAACTAATAAAACCACTATATATATGTCTAATGAATTGCAGAAAGTAGAAAAGGTAGCCGGAGGACAGCAAGGAGCAATTCTTGCTGCTCCTACAGCTGCTGATATTATTATGGATGAACCAAATGAAAAAGAAAAAGAATATTTTCATTTTGGTAAACCAGTTAAAGTAGGAAGTAGAAAAGTAAATATTAAACTTGTTCCTAAGTTTTCTATTTTACCTTCTGAACCTGCTGCTAAATTTATCCGTGATGAAGTTACCAAGAAAATTGGTTCAACATGGAAAAGAGGAACTCGCGATATTCTTCGTGCTATTGAAGGTGTAGAAGAATCTTATTATCTACCTGATCTAATGGGTATTCGAGTAGATAGCGAACAATGGAATGGTAAGTCTAGAGAATTTTGGGCTAACTTTAATATTGAAATACCTAACGATGAGACAGGAATTATTTTAGAAATTGGTTTTAAAGAAGTTGAACCTTTTGAATTTAAAGGCAAGCTAACTAATACAAAACCAATTAATATTGATGATTATTTAAAATATAATCATGCTTTACAACATAAAGATGTTGCAAGTTCACCAGAACAGCTAGATAATATGTTTATCTATACATTTCAAATGATAGATGAAGGTATTGAAGCTGAGAAAAAAGAACAAGCATTTACTATTCGTTCTAGAGCAAATAAGTTGTTTAATAGACTTATTGATTCAAAAGATAGTAAAGATCAAAATAAAATAGATTGGATTCTTGAAACAGTTGGTGGTAAAGAAGGAAAAGGAATTAATATTGAAGGTTTAACTTCTACTCAAAAACAAATGGAGTTAGAAGCTACAAAAGATTTAAGTCCTTCTCGATTTATTGAAATTGTAGAAGATGTTCATTTAGAAACTAAAGCACTTATTCGTAAGGCAGTGTCTTATGGACAACTAATTCAAGATGGTAATAGTTATTTCTTGGATAATAAAGTTATAGGTAGTACTTTACAACAAGCAATAGGCTATTTAACTAATCCAGCTAATCAAAAAGATAAGTTTTTAGTTATTGAACGATTAAAAGCAATAAGAGGTAATGGCTAATTTACTGACAATTCAAGATATGCATAGGCTTATAGAGCAAGAAGTCCAGAAAATGGGCTTCTTTGCCTATGATGATCTTGAATCAGAGGAAATAGATTTGCAGATTAATAACCAAATTTACGAATTTATTGAAGCCGTTGTTGCTGTTTATAAAGGACAAAAACCAAAAGTTGGTGTTGCTGAAGGTTTTCAAGCAGATCAAGTTAGTCTTGACAGTTTAAGAACTATTCATGTAAGAGAAGAAAATAGACCTTTAACCGTTGTTAGTGGAGAAGGTCAAAAATTTGATCTTCCTGCAACTTATTTACAT